TGCCCCACCGAATCCGATCCGAACTATCAGACCGCCCAAGGCAAGATCACCATCAACTGCTGGGACAACAGCTGGAACGCCTATTGGGGTGGAATGGGCCCGCGGACTGTTGCGCAGTTTGTCGCCGACTGTGACTGGCACTACGTCCTGAATTGTCTGGATCGGGGGATCAGCCCTACTGTCTTCAGCGGTGATGCACTTTATGCGCTGGCCAAGAAGTGCATCGTCCAGCGGCGCCGGCAACAGACTGGTCGACACGATTGGGAGCTGGGGGAACTGAGCAAAGAGGAAGCCCGCGATCTCTGGCACGACATCGACGTGCTGCGCAGCATCGAGCAATCGGGCGAGTGCTGGCACCAAAGCACGCTACTGACCGAGCTGTTCGGAGACGAATGGCATTACCCGCTCGACGGGAAGGCGGTCGAAGAGAATCACAAGTTCACTTACCTGCGTCGAGTTGTCGAGGCGGTGCAGCAGGCGTTGCGCCAGTCCCAACAACAGGAGGCCGCATGATCAATCTCTTCTGGCGACTGGTCGCCCAGCTGCTTGCCCGCCCGGCCATAGCCGACTGGCTCATCGCCCGAGCAAAGCGCACCCCGTACCTGCACATCATGTCCGCCGACGGCGCCGAGATGTACATGGGCCGCTGGTGGTTGTTCAACCCCTACTCCCGATCTACGCACAAGCCGGCGCACTGGTGGTGCCCGTGGTCCTTCCGCATCCACCACATCATGCGGCCGGACGAAGACCGGGATCTGCATGACCACCCATGGAACGCCCGAACCATCATCCTGCGTGGCTGCTACACGGAGCAGCGCCTGCTCGATCACGAAGACCCGGCGCTGTCCGGGCTGAATGTTCCCGCCAGCGCCCAGGCCACCGAGTACATCGACCGGCAGCCAGGCGACACAGCGCGCCTCAGGCACGGCGAATACCACCGAATCGACAGGGTATTCCACGAAGGCGTAATCACGCTCTTCATCACCAGCAAGTGGCGCGGTGATTGGGGTTTTCTGGTCAACGGCGTCAAGGTCCCTTGGCGCACCTACACGGGTACGGACAATTGAGGGGGTTCAAAGTGAGCGAGCCAACAATTACTTACCTCGGCCCGGCGGGCGGGGAAGATAGTGTCGTTAGTGTTCAGCCGGAGGTGATCACATACATTTGCCACCGCGGGGAAATGGTCAACTACAAAGACCTGGCCCCGGCAGATGTTGGGCAGGTAGTAGCCTTCGAGGTTTTCGACCGCCACGTCACCCGGCTCACCGCCGAGCGTGACGCCCTGCAGCTGCGCCTAAACGCAGCGGATCAGCGGATTGATGAGCTGACCACCAAGCCTTCCGACGTCGAGCGCCAGCGGCTGATGGAAATAGTCGAGCAATACCCGAACGGTGATCCGCTCGAATACGACGCCGCCGTTCGCAAACTCCAGCAGTAACTCCCTCCCCCTTCAAAGTCAGCCGCTATAGCGGCAAGGACGAAGTCATGCCTGATGAAAAGATAACGTTCGTGAACGGCGAACCGGCTAAGTGCGGCTGCCAGATGAAGTTCAGCTCCGGCGGTGGTGAGTACTCCGACGTGCTCTACGTGATGCCGTGCCCGAACCACAGTCCGAAGTCCTTTGGCCCAGTCGAAGTAAAGCGCGACAAGGACGGCTGGTGGTATCACCCGGACATCCCGAACTTTGGTGAAGGCGAAGATCCTGCTCCGTACTACGCCTGGACGAAGGAGCAAGGGCTGGAGCTGAAGGGCTGGCACTCGGGTGACGAGATTTACGAACTTCCGGAAGAGGATGCGGCGTGCACCGCTTGGAATCCCGAGTCACCAGGGCCCGAGTGGTTCCTGATGGGAATTTTCGACACCGAGGACGGCCCTTATGTGCAATGGGCGCGCCGCGAGGTGTCGCCATGATCCTGAAATGCATGGCAGTAAGCGCCTGCATCTGGGGCGCCGTCATCCTCTCTGTCGCAGCGGTGGCCGCATGAGCGCAATTACTGATCACGATGTTGAGTTTGCGCAGGCCGTAGTCGCCTTAGCGCGCGAGCACGGCATGACCGGAATAACGATGGAGTTCCGGCAGAACTTCGACCTGTCCCAACGAACAGGATGCTACTGCGGTAAACGGATTACCTGGACCGAGGGCCGCCATGGAGCTGGAGCGGACATCAAGTTCCGCACCGAGGCAGAGGCATCCTTTCCTGAAGCATCGAAGGTGGCGCCATGATCGCAGCCCCGCTCTACATGCTCTGGCTCATCTACAAGGGGCCGTGGCGATGAATATCAGGAAGCAGTAGCGCGCCCCAACGCTTTAGCAGCTGCGGCCTTGACTTCAACATTTACGCCAACGGTGGCTGTGATGACGTTGATCAATGCTGCTCTCGCAATAGGTCCACCCACATAACCAAGTCCTTCTGCGGCTGCAGCTTTCACTTCAACATTTACGCCGGTGGTGGCGTTCATAGTTTTGATTAGCTGCTCAATTGCTTGTTCGGTAGTTGCCATCGTCTTTTTCCTTAACGGTGATTTTCGCCATTCGATACTAAGCATTTACGCGCCCTAGGACAAATTAAGGCGCGAACTTAAACATCCATATTCAACTGCCCGCGCACGAGCTACGGGCGAGGAATTTCTATGTCCGCAATTCTTCAGCGTTTCCACCAAATCGCAAACGATGCACTGGTCAAAATCAGCGACCAGCTATGGCCAGGCGCCAAGATCGCGCTGGTGGTCTACACCCCCGGCAAACCCGAGGAAGACATCGTGCTCAAGGATCAAGGCTTGGATGACGACGAGTTAGTCAGCACGTTGCGCCGGCGCGGCCTGAGCATCGACGGCGACAACACCTACAAGCGCGACCTGTGCGACTCAATCGTCGGTGCCATGGTGTTCGGCGCGCAAAACAGCAACCCACCACCGCCCGGCCAATGGCAGCAACGCTTCTGGGACATTGCCCGAGGTGAAGCCGAGGCCCGCGAAGAACTGGTCGCCGCGCTGAAACTGACCCGCGAGAACCTGCGGGCCTGCCAAGCAACCATCCATCTGTGCGGTGGTTTCGATCCCGCCTATGTGAACGATGCCCAAGCAGCGATGAAAGTCGCAGACGCCGCGCTCGCCAAGTTCGCCCGATAACCCCCACCTTCTGCCGCCACGCGCGGCATGGAGACAGCTATGCAATCCAAAAAGCTGGCAGCCATCGATGACCCGTCCGCCTTGCTGGTGGACAAGGTCCTGGAATCACGCCTTGCCGAGCTGATCGGCACCACTTCCAAAGCCTTGGAGCACAAACGCTTGTCTGGCGCTATCCCGCTTGGCGTGTGGGCCAAGGTGAATGGACGAATCATGTACAGCCTGGAGCGATACAACACATGGGCAGAAAATCAATGGGCCTCCCTGACGGCGTCGAGCCCCGCGGTGAAAGCGTCCGGATCCGTTTTACTTGGAACGGTCAGCGTCGAAGCGAGCCGACTCCCTATAAGCCGAACGCCAAGGGGCTCGCGGCGGCCGGCAGTCTCTGTGCTCGTGTAAAGGAGCTGATCAAGCTGGGCGCAATGAACGACGACCTTTACGCCCAAATGTTCCCAAACTCGAGCTACCTGCTCGACCGAAAAACGCCGACCTTCGGCGAGTTCGCCCAGATCTGGCTCGACAGTCGGGAGATCGTCGACAGCACGCGCGACAACTACAAGAGCGTGCTAAATCGGTTCTGGATGCCGGCGCTGGCCAGCAAGCGAATCGACAACATCACCTCGGCGGACCTGCGCAAGATCGTCTCGGCGATCGCGTGGGAGTCGCCGGGCGTGCGCCGAAATGCCACGGACAAGCTGTCGAGCGTTCTGCACACGGCGGTGATGGATGGGCACATCTCGCGCAACCCTTGCCTGTCGATCCCGCGAGCGAAGATCGCCAAGCGGCAAGTTGACCCGTTCGAGCGTGATGAAGCCGAGCGGGTCATCGCCGACATGTACGAGAATTTGACGGGGCCGACCAGACTGTACGCGGCCTACTTCGAGTTCTCATTTTTCACCGGCATGCGCCCAGGGGAGATCCGGGCGCTCAAATGGGCGGAGGTCGACGAGGATAAAAGACGGGCGCACGTGTGCAGGGTGATTGTGAAAGGGGAGTTGTTCGAAAGGATAAAAACCAAAACGGTCAGGGATGTGCTGCTCAATGATCGGGCGCTACACGCCATTCAGGTGGCGCGCTCGTTGGCAGCGGATGGTGCGGAGTTTGTGTTTGCGCCGGCGGACGCCAGCAGCGAGTGGATCAGGTCGGACAGCACGCCGAAGAAATACTTTCTCGCGGCACTGGAGCGGCTATCCATCCGTCGGCGCCGGCAATATGACTGCCGCCACACCTATGCAACGATGTGCCTGATGGCGAACATGAACGCTGCATTTATTGCAAACCAGTTGGGTCACAGTGTACAAATGTTGCTCTCGACCTATGCGAAGTGGATCAATTCCACCTCCGACTGGACCGAACTGAACAAGCTGTAATTTCGTCGTTTTGGCCCATCTTTGGCCCAGCCAAATTCTGAAACAAGACAAAAGCCCTATAAATCAAGCACCCTATTGGTAAGACGCGACATTTAATTATGACGTCAACACGGGGTTAAGCGGGGGATCGGCCTTTGAAATCAAGGGCCGAATCCCAAAGAATCCCCGTATAACTCCGCCCTTCCCCGAAAAATTG